CTGCTGCGCTGGGGTAATACCGTCGGTGACATAGTGGGCGAACGCCACTGTCGCCTCTGCGGTGTAGCCTTTCGTCAGGCGCCACCACTTCCCTATCTCATCACCCGCTTTGTCCATGGCGCGAACCGTTTCGTCGCTCATGCCAACAGTGGCGCCCTTCAGATCATCGAAGCCACGTTTGAGGGTCGGCAGGACGGCGGCGCCCTGTTTGCCAAAGAGATCGATGGCGATGGCAACTTGCTTCGCTGGGTCCTGTACTTGGCGCAACGCATCGCTGATCGCAATGAACTGATTTTCTGGATTGAGGTTCTTGATGTCCTCGAAGGGAATTTTCAGATCCTTCAGCGCTTGGAGAGCCTTGGCGTCGCCGCCGACTAACTTGTCCTCCATTTTCGTGATCGCACCGGTCAGATCATCAATACTGTTGCCCGCCTCATCGCCAGCGATCTGGAACTTCTGCAAGCCCTGAAGGGAGACGCCGGTTTTATCACTGAGCTTTACGAGTTCGTCTGCGTCCGCGAGTAACGCTTTGCCGAACTCCACGACTGCGCCGATACTGAATCCGATGCCGACGGCGGCCGCCAATTGCTTGCCGGTATCAACTAATTTGCCCATCGCGGCGTCGACCGGCTTTGCAGCCTCGGCGATCTTCTGGAGATTCTCCGGTACGCCGAGGCCCAGCGCTTTCATTTTTGCCGCGGCTTCCTGCGCCTGTGCGCCGAGCCGTTGCAGTTCCTTCTCGGTGAGCGTGGAGACGCCGCCGACTTTATCGACGGCCTGCGCCATCAACGTCGCATCCTGAATGAGCTTCGTGCCGTTCAGGCTATTGCCAATCCGCGTGAGGGACGGAATGACTTTGTCCGCGCCGCTCGTGAGATCCTTGAGCTTGACCTCCGCTTTCTGGACGGCGTCCTGGAAGCTGGAGAAATCAGCCTGGAATTTTGCGGAAATTGGCATTAGTCGGGCTTCTGGCGTTCACGCATCATCGCGACGAGTTCGGCATAGACGTCAGGCGGCAATTGCCCCGCCCAGTCGTACTTCCATCCGCCCATGAACTGACAGAGGGCTAGGTCGCTGCGGATGCCATCGACATAGCCGGGTCGTTTTTTCGGGCCGCTTTCTCGGCTTCCTGTGATTCCTCGTACTTGTCGATCGCCTGCACGAGTTCCACGTAGGAATCGGCATCCAGGGCATTCATCGCCGATTCCGAAACCTCGACCGGCTTTCCGGTTTCATTGGTGAACGACCATGCGACGATGTATTCGGCCAGCTTCGTGAGGCCGATTTGCTCCGGATCGATCATTGCTTTCTCGCCGGCCCGCATCTCCTTCACGAGTCGACCGAAGATCCGACGCTCTTCGCCGGCGTTCAGTTCCTTCTTGATTTCGATCCAATCACCATCTGATAGCGATAGCGTGACAGTCCTCGGCTTGACGAATCGATTGCGTCCCATTTGATGCTCACTCCTGCAGACCGAGCGACGCCGTCAGCGTGCCGTCCGCGACATGCAGTTCGATGATCGGCCAGACCCATACCGATCCATTCTGGCGAGGGACGCGGAACGTTAGGGCTGACTGCGACAGCCGAAACGTATCTGCCTCGCGCACCGATCCCGTCAGCGCGAAGCCCGCATCCTTCACCGAAAGTGTCCACGTCGGCAGACTGGCGGCTGTGTGATACCCCCAGCGCACCAGTCCGTCGACACCTGTCATCACAAAGGACGGCATTCAGCTGCTCTCTAGAACGTCGATGCCCATGTGCCGTTCGCCACGAAATTGCCGGTGATCTGCACTGCGCCAGACACGCTGGTATCCATCGAGATGTCCAACCACGCGGGTCCTGAATGGAACTTGCTCGGGGCGTTTGATGACGGATAGAGGTAGAGATTCACGCCATTGGTGGAGGCCGCACCGGTAAAGGGCTTCGATTCGGTGTCGTCCCACACGCCGGCGAACGAGCCCTTGATGTCTGGCAGACCCTGCACGTAGGTCTTGTTCGCATCACCGAAGGCGGTGACTTCGATCTTGTCGGTGCTCTTGTCGATCGTCCACTTGTTGAGTTTGATCACGGCGGTCGCCACACCGCCGGCGCTGGTGGACAAGTAGATGACGCCATTGCGTCCAGGATACGCGGGCATTAGGCACTCCTCAGCCGCTCAGCGGCTTGTGGTAAATGGAGCAGTCGCGAGAGATCGCCGAGGACGGTTGCCGCCCGGTCGACCCACGACGCCTCAGCCACGCAGGCCGGGAGTGATTGCGAGACGCGATGACGTTCTTGTGGCAACGTCAACCACAGACGTATCAGCGCCGCTGCCTCGGTCGGGGTCGTGAAGGTCGGCACGCGATCACCGAAGACTTCCGCGACTTCCGCCCGGTAGTCGGAGAGATGAAACGATCCGCACGCCGCGAGTTCATACGCGCGGGGACTCAAGGAATCGCCCTGCACGCGTCGCGCGGTCCGCCCGAAGCCAGAAAACGAGCGATAGAGATTCAGCCCGATCTTGGCCCGCCGATAGAGATGCGCGGCCATCTCATTCGTGATCTGGTCCCCGCGAATGCAGGCCTGCAGCTTCGGCGCCAGGCCGAGGTTCTTCCATGATCCGTACAGGCCGAGATCGATGCCGGTCCAATCGATGCTGTTGAAAAAGGTGATGCGTTCCGGAAAGCCGGACCCCACGAAGATCACGTCGTGACACGGGAGATTCATCACCGGTATCTCGCGTTTGTGCTTCAGGGGATGCCAGCCGTGCGGCAGATAGCCGGCGTGCGGCGTGACGCTGCGGAAGTCCGGGACCATCGTGCGTTCATTGGTCCAGCAGCCGTCGACGAGCTTCGCGATCGCCATCTCCTGCGCATGGTCATACGGCGATTCCGTGAAGAGGACCGTCACTTTCAGGCCGGCCCGCTTCATCATCACGATGACGTCGGGATGGAGCAGCATCGCGGACACGATCAGCACGACGTCGACTTGTTGACGCAGGGCCATCTCCAGCGCGCCGATGCCGGCGTGGTAGAGAATGTCGGCCTGATTCGGCTTCGGAATCTCGGGGTCGTTCTTCTTCTTGATCCGCCATAGCCCGTTCAGCGCTTTGACGGAGGATTCAATCCGTGTGTCCAGGCGGTAGGGCTCCACGAAGACGCCGTGTTCGTGCAGGCCGTATTGCAGCCCATCGAAGACATCCGCGGTCGACCAGCTGGCCCCAGGGTGCACGAGCAGGATGCGCAGCGGGCGTGTGGTCACGAGGCCTCCCGCACATGCGCCGGCAGATCGTCGCCCACTTCCGCAATCACATCCTGCCGCCAGATGATGTCCGAGCGCAGCCAGCCGACGCTCTCGAGAAAGGCACAGTCGCCACCGATGAAGCCGCCCCAGATCCCGAGCTTCTGCGGGACGTTCGGGATGAAGAACATCGGCGTGCCGACATTGCCGAAGATGACGGCCGGTTCCCGCCAGAGGACCCGACCATCGGGATAGCGCATGCGAAATACCACCGGCCGATCGGGCGTGCGCGTGACCGCGTCGGCCATCGCCGCCCGGGCGCCTGGGACCTGGCGATCATCGTCGTCGAGGAAGGCGAGATGCGTGCCGCGGGCCAGGGGCATCGCGGCGTTGCGCTCCGTGCTGCCCCAATCGTGGCCCCGCGGACAGTGCAGAAACCGAACCCCGCGTTCCACGTCCGATGGCCGGATATAGGGATTCAGCTGCGCGAGCTCGCCGACCACGAGAATCTCATCGCCGGGCCAGAGCTCGATCGAGTCGAGCGCCTCGAGCAGGGACGGCCGCCCGAGTGACGGCAGAATGATGCTGATCATGCCGGCACCGCCGTCAGCGCCCGCACCCGTGAGACCGCCTGGTTGACGACGGCATCATGGGTCATCCAATACAACGAGTTGGTACGGGCGGGGTTGTCCTGGTCGGCTTCACGAAAGGTGCGGTCGGGCCGCCAGCCGCGCCAGTCGTGATCGATCGTCACCGTCGGGACCAGCACGGCGCGATCGAACGCCGCCATGACGTCGCGCAGGAACACGTCGCCCCAATAGAGCCGGGGATCATGGACATAGCCCATGGCATCGACCGCGACGCGCGCAATCGTCGAAAACGGAAAATGCGTCGGGTTGTGCGTCGAGACGCCGAGATTGAACACCCCATCCGGATAGCGATTCGCCTCGGCGAGGAGGAGCGCCGGCCAGCCAGGCGTGCGAAAGACCATGTCGTCGTTGCCCGTCATTAGGACATCGCCGGTCGCGATGGCGAGGAGTTCGCGATAAAACCGTGGGAGGCTGCTATAGCCGGCATGGCGTGGACCGACGAGCACCTTCCGGCCGCTCGCGCGGAGCAGTTCGGCCGACGCGGGATCGTCGTCATCGACCCGAAAGACCAGCTCGCTCTCCACAGAATCGCCGGCGGTGGCGTCATAGGACGCGAGGAGCGTCCGCAGGTCGTCGAGGCGGCCGCGCGTCGGCACAAGGACGGAGATCTTGTGAAACGTCATGGTTCGATCAATGGGCCCAGGTGCGCCCAGCGCGTGCGAAACGTCTCGCGATCGGCCGCAAGGTAGGCGTTGACGTTGTGGGCATGGCCGGCATCGTGACGGTTGTCGTGGCGGATGACGGCGTTGTCGACGGTCCGGATCGGAATGCCCGCGGCATGGGCGCGCATCGAGAAATCCGGGTCGGCGTAAAAGGCGTGGAACGCCGGATCAAATAATCCGCCCAGGACGGTGATGACGTCGCGATGGACAAACGGAAACGCGGCGAACGGGCGCCCATAGTAGGAAAAGTTGAACGGCGGGAGATGGCGCGGGGTCAGAATGACCGCCGGATCATTCGTTGCCTCGTGATAGAGCACGGCGAGGGCCTCGGGATCGAGCATCGATTCGTCGTTGAAGACGAAGATGTACTCGCCGGTCGCCACCGCCAGGCCCGCATTGATCGCATCGATCGGACCGTTGCGATCGCGGTACACGGTTCGGACTAACGGATCAC